TTGCAACTTTAGGTGTTTGGGATTTTGATAACAGAGGTAATTTAGGTGGAGGAAAGCATTTACCTGGATTAGCAGGAGGTTCTGGATATGGAGGACAAGCTCAATTAGGGAATGTCCCTCAAACAATTGCTAATCCACAAACTCCAAATGTTCCATTAGATGGTAGCCCTGTACCTGGTAATTTGAATATGGGTAAATATTATGCAAATCAAGCAGGTGTCGGAGTAGCCGGTCATCTTATGGGACGTCAGTTTACTAACCAATTTTTAGATGATGCATATGCAAGATCATTACAAGCTCGCCAAGCAGCTGATGCTCAAAATGTTCTTCTTAGTACAGCAATGCAGCGTACAGATAAAGGACAATCTCAACGAGCTACAGAACAGCAAAATAGAATGTTAACTGCTGCTCAGGCTAAGTATCTAAATCGTTTAGGTGTTGCAGCTCTAAGTGCGGAATCTGCTAAGAAGGCTGCTATTGCTACTGGATCTCGTGTAGGACCTGGTGCATTCTCTACTTTGAATGTTGGAGCAACATCAGCAAGGGTTTAAGTTTATAACTTAACCATTGTTAGAATCTAAGTACTGTTAATTAATAAACTTAAGTAATGGCTGACGACAAAAACGATCCGAATAAGGTTGCGGATAAAAAGTACACGATTGGCGGTAATGTTTATACCGTTGATCAAGAAACGACTAACCAGTTAGTTCTGGATGAAGCCGCTGCAGCTCAAACACGGATCAACATGAAGATGGCTGCAGATGAAGATAAGTCACTGAAGACATATTTCACGACTGAAGAGAAAGGCATGGCGCAAACGCAGTCTGATCTTAGACGTGCAGAGTATGGAACAATTGGTCAGCAGGATAGATTAAAGTTAGGTGTTGAAGGTTTAGAAAGAAGAAAGGCGTTAGAAACTGAAGGAGCTGAAACACGAGAAACTGCAACAAGAGTAGGCGAACAAACTCGTTTAACTGAAGGAGTTAAAGGGACAGAAGAACGAGCTACTCAAAAAGAAGGACTTACAGAGGGTGGACGCCAAGCAAGACAGACTCAAGCCGAACGTTACGTCGGAGAAAGAGGCTTAGAACAAACCCGCGGGGCTGAAGCCCGTTCACTCCAAGCTGAACGCTATGCAGGAGAAAGGGGTCTCGTAGGGGAAGGAGGAAAACAACAACGTCAGACTCAAGCTGAGAAGTATGCCGGTGAAAGAGGTATTATTGGAGAAGGTGGTAAACAACAAAGACAGACACAGGCTGAGAAATATGCTGGTGAGAGAGGTTCTATTACTCGGACTGCTCAGGAAGGTCGTCAAACACAGGCTGAGAGATATGCAGGTGAAAGAGGACTTGTAGGAGCTGGTGGTAGAGAGCAGAGACAGACACAGGCAGAAAAATATACAGGGGAGAGAGGATTAGCCAGAGTAGGTGGTGAAGAGTCTAGGAAACTAGAAAGAACTCGTGGGTCAGAAACTCGTCGTACAGACTTGCAAAGAGAATCATTCCGTAGATATAAAGAGGATAGGGATTATAGTCAAGCACGTTCTGCAACTAGAGTATGATCGAATGGCTTAAGGGCCTGACCTCGAAAGATCGGGAAGCCTTTTTAGCCTTTTGTAAAAGAACTCGAAGCCCAATTCAAATGTATCTGTATGCCCGATTTCTAGGGTTTGCAGGAAGCATTGTGAGTTGCGATAAATGGGCTCAGAGAAAATTCAAAAGGCGTAACTTCAATGCAGTATTAGAAGTTGAGATTGACTCAATGCAGCAAGATATTGCTAATTTGAGAGATGGAATTCAGATGGGTATGGTTAAACAAGATATGGGTACCGCCAGGATTGCCATGCTTCAAAAAGAATTGCGAGGTACGATTAAACAATTAAGTGATGAGAAGGTATTACTTGATAAACAAGGTTTAATTCTTGCTGGTGCAGATAGAGCATTACGTGAAATGTTATCTATTTTCAGAGATGATCCTGTTGAAGGACCTTTATCAGAAGCCTCAATGGGTGTTTGGACAAAGATCTTACAAGAAGAATCTTAAAACTTATTACGCTATGCTACGCCAATGGCAGGTACAAGCATCTATAGCGTCTACAGACGTACTGCAAGAGCAGCTGCTAAACAGCAGGTAGTTAAGAAAACTTCATCTGTTGATGTTGATCGTGCTCGGGAAGATTTCGCATATTTTTGTGATGTAGTTGGTAATAAACCACCGGCTGAGCATCACAGACAGTGGCACAAATATCTGTGCACAGGGGAAAGTAGTGGTTGCTTAATTAATATCGCCGGACCAAATATAGATATTCTTGCTCCAAGGGGCTCAGCTAAATCTACTGTGCTTGGTTTATTCACGGCATGGTCTATTGGTGTACATGCTTTAAGGAGAATGCCACTAAAGATTCTCTACATTTCATACACCGTAGATGTGGCGCGACCAAAGAGTGCCGCAATTAAAAGAATTATTGAAGAGAATAAGATATACAAAGAGATTTTTCCCACAGTAAAGATTGCTAAAGGGATTAACTCAAATGAGTATTGGAGTATTGATTGGAAATTTGCAGGTATTCGATCAACTGGTGAGGAAGAATTTAGTGTTTGTTGTGCAGGTTTGAAGGGTGCAGTTACTTCGAAACGTTCACATCTATGTATTATTGATGACGCTATTAAAAGTGCAGATGATATAAAGAATAGGGACATTCGTCAGGCTATGGAGGATAACTGGAATGCTGTCATTGTTCCAACGATGTTTGAAGGCGGTAGAGCGGTTTGTCTCGGAACTCGTTTCCGCCACGACGATATTCATAACAGCACTTTCACTCCTGCGAATGATTGGGTGCAGATTATTCAGTCTGCTATTACAGTGGATTCGAACGGAGACGAGATCTCTTATTGGCCGGATATGTGGTCCTTGGACTACCTTCGTGACCGCAGGAGACAAGCGCCGGTTGCTTTTAGTTTTCAGTATCAGAATCAGATTGTTCAAACTAGTGAATTATCTCTTTCACCTGATTTAATTGTTAAGGGTTCTATTGCTACTCAATTTGATGCAATGGGAGTAGGAGTTGATTTATCAGCTGGTGTGAGAGAACAGAATGATTTTACTGTTTTTGTTATGGGAGGACGTATCGGAAATAAGATTCATATCATTGATTGTAAAAGATTAAGGATAATGGGGAACTTAGAGAAGTTAGAAAGTCTTATGGAAATGATGGAAGAATGGGGAGTTATTCATGGCGAAGGAAAGAATTATTTTGCTACTGGTAGTTCAGTTCATATTTGGTCAGAAGCTGTTGCATATCAGGCTTCTTTAGAGGCTGACTTTAAACGAATATGTCAGGGAGAACATGGTTTATACAATATGATCTGGCATGCCGTCAAAGGATTTCGCGGGGACAAAGTTGCTCGCTTTAGGGGAATTATGGGTCTCTTTGAACAACGTCGAATTACTTTTAATAAGTATCGAAAGTTCACTCATTTGACAGATGAAATTGTAAATTTTGGAGTTAGTTCTCATGATGACTGTGTTGACGCATTGGTATGGCTATGCAATGGATTGATGTCTAAAGGAAAACTAGAGTTAGAGTATTGACGATTTAAACTGGAAAGAACAACTTCCAATGTCAAACAGCTATTACAACTTAGAAATCGAGCAGGACGCATATGGTTCTGTAGTCATTCCTCTCCCCGACGAACTTTGTCACGATATGGCGCTTCAGCCAAGTGAACGATTTGATGTCGAAGTTGACGATGATGTGATCACTCTAAAAAGGTTGCATGCTGGTTATAACATTGACCAATAGACAATTCGTTAAAAACTCATGAGTGATACTGCTGTTAAGTCTGGACTCGACGCCATTATTAAGTCGGTAGTAAATCGAGATGGCGGAGGAGAAGCTGACACAATGCTTGTCAATGCTCATCTTTCTCAAATGAAAATGTTTGGGATAAGACAAGGTGTTGAGTTCTATCCTGAGCAAGATAATTTCGGAACACAAAGATTTGATTTCGTTCAACAGGTTATAAAGTTTAACAAATTAGATGCAAGGCTCGACTCAATATGGGATAGATTTTTAGCTTATGGAAAAGGGCTTTTTTATATAAGACCTACTCAGAAAACTTATCGTCTCTACTGGTTTGATAAAGATTCATATAGAACTTATTACACGCCAGAAGGTGATTTAGAAGAGGTTGTTATCATATATCCCTATAAAGTTAAGTCTTCTAAGGGATTTAAGGGTGTTGGGTTAAATACAGATAAGCGTTATATGCGTTTACGGATTACTCCAGAAGAGATAGAAGAGTTTCATAGTGAGCAGGAGATAACTTTTGATAATGAAAATTTAGATTATTCCACCTTTGATAAGAAGGTTCATGAGAACAGCATGGAGTTTATTCCATGTGTTGAGGTATTTAATAATCCAGATGCTTTTGGAACTGATGGTGCTGGTGAGTTTGAGTGGTTATCTAGTCAGATAATTGCTCATGATGAGATGGTAAAGAATATTCGTGCAAACTTATCATTCTTTGGTAATCCGACTCTCTTATCTTCACGTCCGAAGCAAGATATTATTGAACAAAATTCGGATGATGCAGCTCAAAGACCTAGCATTTCAAGTCAATCTGGTTTTCAATCAAACTTTGATCTTTCCAGTTCTACTTTTAAACAAGATCCTACAACTAGACAACAACCAGGATATATAGGAAAACCTGGTAGTGGTTACCGTGTGCCTCGAGTTATTGCCAACTTGGAGCCAACAGATCGTGTTGGATTTATTACTCCTAATGCCGTCGGAACTGATCAGGCTCGCTATGCAGAACAGCTAAGAAGTGAGATACGTCTTGCTTTAGGTGGTATTGATGACTTAAGTATTACTAATGTAACTGCTACTGAGATTAAATCAGCTTATGGTCGTGTCAGTGCGACTGCCAAGAAGAAGTGTCTCCAGTTATATACCTATGGTGTTTGTAAGTG